CTCTTCCGATCTTGGACTATGGCCGCCAAACTTGCACTGTTCAGCTGGCCATCCGCGAACAGCTGAACCACGAAGGGGACTTGGAATGGGTGGATATTCCTACACTGCCAGACGTCCCTTTCTTCGTGTATTCCGGTGGCGGGTACTGCCTGACCCTACCCGTGGCCCCGGGGGATGAATGCCTGGTCGTTTTCGGGGACTCTTGCATGGATGCCTGGTGGCAGAACGGCGGCGTACAGAATCAGGCGGACCACAGACGACATGATTTGTCCGATGGCTTCGCCATCGTCGGCTTTAGAAGTCAGCCGAATGTCGTCGGAGGGTTTTCCTCTGGCTCGGCCATGCTGCGCAATGCCTCCGGGAGTGCCTACATCGAAATTGCTGGAGATGCCATCCACATTCAGAGTGGTGGCACCACCATCGATGGCGTGCCTTTTATGGGACATACCCATAGCGGTGTAGAATCAGGCGGTAGCAGCACAGGAGGCGTTAACGGATGATATACCGAAAATTAGACGCGAATGGTGACTATACCTTCGGGGCCAATGGGACCTGTTACTTATCCGGAGCAGAGGCCGTCGCACAGGCAATTTCCACGCGGCTCAAACTGCTTAAGTATGAGTGGTGGGAAGACCTAGAAGATGGCTTACCGCTGTGGCAACAAATCATCGCCCAGCGCGACAAAGCGGCGGCAGAGCGGGAAATCCAAGACCGCATATCCCAAACACCCCATGTTACGGGTATCCTCGCCTGGAATACGGATTGGAATAATGAAACCCGGTCTTTATCCATTTATGCCGCCGTGAATACCGAGTATGGAACACTAGAAGTAAACGAGGTGATGAACTAAATGGCATATACTGCACCTTATATAGACGACGCCGGACTGCATATCCCTACATATGCCGATATTCGGGACGACTTGGTCGAGCAATTTAAAAGCATTTACGGGCAGGACATCTACCTGGAAAATGACAGTCAGGACTATCAGATGATATCGGTATTCGCGCTAAAAACGTATGATACGATGCAACTCCTGCAGATTGTATACAACAACCACAGCCCGAAGACTGCAGTCGGGACGGGGTTGGATTCCCTCGTGAAATTGAACGGGATCCGGCGAAAAGAAGCCAGCCACAGCACTTGCGAAGTCACTTTGACGGGGACGGCTGGTACATCCATTGCTGCAGGCGTCGTAGAAGACGAATCCGGTAATCAATGGACATTGCCGGAAAACATCGTGCTTCCTGATAGCACGATACAAGTAACGGCTACCTGTGTGCCATTGGGTGCCATCGAAGCCGCCGCCGGGACCATCAATAAAATCGTCAACCCGCAAAAGGGATGGACAGCCGTTACAAACAACGACGCGGCCATCCCTGGGCGCCCCGTGGAAACAGATGAACAACTGCGCTATCGGCAGATGCTGAGTGTGGCCATCCCGAGCCAAAATATGCTGGATGGGACCATCGCCGGCATTGCGTCTGTAGAAGGGGTCGCAAGGTATCATGTGTATGACAACGACACCAATCAGACTGATTCCAACGGCATTCCAGGGCACTCCATTGCAGCGGTAGTAGAAGGCGGCTCTGATAAAGATATCGCCGAACAGATTTATCTGCGGAAGGGTCCCGGCGGTGGAACTTACGGAACCACTACTTATGAATTTATAAATCTGGATGGCGGGAAAACTCCTATCCACTTTTTTCGGCCTATCTATGAGCAAGTTGATGTGAAGATACAAATCGAGAAAGGGAAGAACTATACGAACACCGTCGCCGATGAAATTAAAACAGCAGTGGAACAATATTTGACAACTTTGGGGATTGGAAATTCGGTGACCGCAACCGGGACATTGGCCGCTATTTCGTCCGTAATTACCAATACGGCACAGCCTATTTACTTTTTAAAAGCCCTGAAAATTGGACTTCACGGCAACGACCTTGGAATAGCAGACGTCGAGATTCCATTTAACGCTATAGCACAGGCGGGAGATATTACGGTGGAGGTGGTATAAATGGCAGGACTTGTAAAGCATTACCTGACCTTAGTTACCAGTGAGCATAGGGAACAGCCTAAATACATCGCTATGCTCACGGCCTTATTGCAGCCGTCTGATGACATCTTCGCCTTGGGTATAGCCATCGACGATGAATTCGACATTGACTTGGCGGGAGGGAAACAAGAAGATGTGTTAGGTGATATTGTCAATATACCCCGGACGCTGCCCTATCAACCCATCAATTCCCGGTCTCCTGTCATGGATAACGAAACTTATAGGACTCTTCTGAAAGCGTATATTGCTAAAAATCTTTGGAAGGGCGGCGTCGAAAATCTGGAAGATGTATGGCAAACCCTATTTGGCACCCGAATCGCCATCCAGGACAATCAGGATATGACGATTACTGTTACACTGGACCCTTACGAACAAGTATTGCGTGAAAACATCGTTCATGGTCTTATCATTCCCAAACCACAATCTGTTCGTGTTAATTTCCTGGCGAATTTCTTGACTGAAGCAAAGAACCGCATAGGTTTTGTAAAAAAAGTAGAGTCTGACATCTGCGTATACCCGATTACACTTAACCGGACCAGTACCACATCGTCATTTTATGTAGGGGTAGCCATGACAATGTCAGAAGAAATCATATTGAGAGGTGAGTGAAATGGCGACATGGAGTAAGTATGTAGTTACAGACAAGGGGCGTAAGCTACTGGCAGACGTAGTCAGTGGAAATACTACGATGCAAATCACGAAAATATGCGTAAGCTCTGCGACGTATAGCCAGGACGTTTTGGCATCGCTGACAGAATTAACGGACATAGCGCAAGAAGTACCGATTGCGGATGCAGAAACGGTCAATGATACGACGATTAAAGTTGTCGCAAACATCACAAATAAAGACCTGCAAACGACGTATCAGCAAAAATGCATTGGGGTATACGCTAAAAAAAGCAACGGCTTCGAGATATTATTTGCCGTTGCGATTGCTACGAATCCGGATACATTTGAAGCTGCATCAGTCGGGGTCATCCGAAACATCTTGACGACTATTTACATTACGACCAGTAATGCCAACAGCATATCCATTACAGTGGATATGGATACCTACGTTACAAAATCAGAATTGGATAACGCCATGAAAAAAAACTTGGAGCTGAATCATCCCGTTGGCGGAGTTTATATATGTGTCGGTGGTAAAGATCCGGCTACGATGTGGGGTGGAACGTGGAAGCAAATCAATGCAGCCTATCTTTTGGCTTCCGGTACTATAAATGGCACAACCTACGCGGCCGGGCAAATGGGAGGTTCTTATAAATGCTATATACAATATAGTAACATGCCGCCCCATAGTCATACCCGGGGTAATATGAACATCACGGGTGGTTTTCCCGCCGATGACTCTCAAGTTGGTCGTCATGCTGGGCAGCACTATCCATTCGGCGCTTTTTATGTTGGTGATGGAGATGGCATTGACCTGGAATCACAAAGCGGGGGCGGCTCATACATCAATTTCGATGCGTCCAAGACTTGGACCGGGAATACGAGCATCGAAGGTGGGCGTGAGCCGATAACTATTATGCCTACATTTTACGCAGTTGATGTTTGGCTACGAACTGCATAGAAGAAAGGATGACTGACATATGAATTTCACGACAGGATATATTTTGACTAAAGCCGGCGAAGCACTGCATGCGCAGGTAGAAGCCGGGACCACATTAAAATTAACAAAAATGCAGCTCGGGTCCGGTACAGTGACGACTGTTGACGACTACTATGAAAGAAGCACCTTGGTTGAACCTCAAAATGCTATGTCTATAGCTGAGATACAGCAGGTAACAGCTGAAAAAAATATGTGTGTTGCAACGGCGGTACTGACAAATGCGGCAGTAGATACCAGCTATATGGCATCGGAACTGGGGCTTTTCGCGCAAAATACGGACGGCACAGAAATTTTATATGCCGTATCGTATGATGATCATCCAAGCTACATCGCCAGCAAAAATGATGGTACCGATATCACCATGAAATTCTCGATGTACATTGTAGCAACCAGCGAAATCACTATAACCCTCACGCTGCCAAAAACAGCGGAAGAAATTGCCACAGTAGCCGCTGGCTATGCAGCACAAGCCGCTGAGTCAGAGCTAAAAGCAAAGCAATTAGAAGCATCGGCCAACAACTACTTACAGACAACTCAGCAAGCCATGACACTGGCAAATAACTATGCAGATCTCAGTAAAGCTTGGGCCGAAGGCGCAGCAAGTCCCGACGGAGCTACAGATACAGACAGCCCAACAGGATACACACAGAGTGCCAAAATCTGGGCGGCCCTGGCTCGTGAGTATGCAGGATTCAGCAAATTCAAACTCCCCATTGGCTACTATAACAGCGTAGCAGAAATGAAAGCAAGCGAAACCGCTATTGTAGGGCGGCCGTGCGTGACGCTGGGAGTTGCTACTAAAGATGATGGCAGAGGGGCAAAATATATTGTACGTGCGCCCAAATCGACAGATGTCTATGATGATTATGCGATTGTTAAATTAGAAAACGGCAACGTTGCGGAATTAATACAGTCCTCTCAGGACTACGACGATGACGTAAAGATTATTTTCCCATTGTACGGGGACGCTGAACACCCGCCTGTTGAAGAAACAAACGGTGATTGTATCTTGGTAGGACGCAAGAATCATTGGTTTATGATCGATACCTATTTGTGTGAAAACAACTATGTCATGATACAACGGACGATGCAGAAGCATGGAATCACGGCACTTGATTTTGTGCTGATTACTCACTATCATGGTGACCACTATGGTAATCTTGAACGCCTGTTGAAAGACACCTCGGTATCGGTCAAAAAGGTAATACTGCCCCGTGAAACATCACAGTCCGACTTAGCGTCCAGTGTGTCAAGTGCGAAAGCCAACTGTATTAAATACTGTACGGATAATAGTGTACCCTACGAAATTGCAGATAATAAAACTTTTGATTTTTATGGAGTGACAATTCGGATTTTCAACGCCAGTGCAGAGGACTATGCATATTACGAAGGACTGAATGACAAAGAATACAACGACTATTCAGTTTGTATGCTCTTGTCTTTTGCAGGGCGTACAGCCCTTTTCACAGGGGATACACAGGCAGAAGCTAAGAAAAAAATAGTTATGGACAATATTGTGACTAAACCTGTCGATTTGTTTAAGCTCGCACATCATGCGAATGGACACCTAGTACTCCCTCTAGCGCGTCGTTTAGTGCCGAAATTTGCAGTTGCTACGCAGTCGCAGAAGATGTCCTCTATCAGTGCAGGATGGGATGCCATTAATTGCTATAGAAATATGGGGGCCGCTGTACATGTTGTAGGATGGCAGGCGGAAGACTTGGTATACTCTATGTCGATGGCAGGAGTATCTTTAGTATCAAGTGGTATCCTATCCATGGATTCCAATGGCGGGGAACGAATAGATATTTATGTAGATGCGTCCATTCCTCGTGGCACTTTTTGTGATGGCTCTAAAGAACACCCCTATAATGACATACAGGATGCTTTTGATAATTGTATGCGTCAAGCCTCGCATGGAGCTAATATTTATGTTAGTGATGGAGATTACACAAGTAATCATTTTGCAGGCTACAGCAGACGGATACAATTAAATAATGCGCATAGTGTCTCGATAATACACAAGGGTGATGCATCAAAAGCCTTATTGCCACCTATATACATACAAAAATCTAAGAATATTGAATTGAAAGGGATAACTACGACAACAATCAACAGAGGTGAAATAAATTTAGAAGTAAATAGGGCAGAGTGCTACGTATATTCGTGCGTCTTTGAGACAAAACTAGATGCACAAACAGCCGTATCAGTTAGAGCCTTGAATAGCAGTACGCTCAGAATCACGGATACAACTATTTCCAATATGTATAAAGCCTTATATGCGACTGAAAATTCTAGAATAATCGTTGCTGGTGATATGCACGGAACTGGCAACCGTTATCAGTACTCGACACAGAATGGTGGCGAAATTTTTATCACTAACAATGGATTCGTCGACGAAATTAATAGGTGCTATCCATACTTGGATGCAAACCCAGGAATCGGACAGTATATATATACCCCCGTGTTCGATGAACCGACAGCTTTCACGTGGCGAGGGACTAAAATATATAACATAAATGATAATACCTCTAACATATATGTGGACTACTATCGAAGCATTAGTAATACGGAGAAAAAATACAAAAAGAGTTATGATAATATCATCGAAAGTTCCATCACCGAAGCCCCTTTGTACGTTGGACAGATTGCAGTGGTAAACGGCGTAGGCTACATTGCAACAGGAACAACAACATCAAGCTGGAAGCAGATAACGAATTAATTAGAGGTGGGTATATGAGTGAGCACGATTTCCAAACAGAAGTACTGGAGCGGATGAGCCGTCTAGAAGCACAGTCGAAGCAGGCTCTGGATACGGTTAAAAAGCTTGAAGAGCAATTCCAATCAACAAAAGAATTAGCGATTATTGCAGATCAGCGCGGACGTTCGGCACATCACCGAATCAATTCCATGTACATCATTGCTGGTGCCATCGGTGGCATTATATCATTTGTCGTCGACTACTTCCGACATTGAGGAGGTGTTGCTATTGCAGGTAGACAAAATTAATGTAACGGATTGTATCGTTGTCATCGGTTTAGTCATTGCGCTGATCATGACGATTTTTTATGGCCTAAATGAGCTCTCGATGAGTATTGCGTCGGGCTTACTTGGTTACATTGGTGGTAATGTAAAAAGTACTATGCAAACGAAAGGAGAAGAAAAATCATGAAAGTATTTTTAAATCCAGGCCATGCGCCGAACGGGCAGCCGGATCCGGGCGCAGTCAATGAAAGAACGGGCCTGCGCGAATGCGATGTGGCTTTGGCCGTTGGAAAAGCTGTAGCAAGCTATCTGAACGCGGCGGGGGTAGAGACTGAATTACTCCAGTCTGACAGCCTGTATGAAATCTGTGAAACTGCCAATAGTAGTGATGCCGACATCTTCGTATCCATTCATTGCAATGCTGCAGAAGCAGAAGAAGCTAATGGTACAGAAACCTGGGCTTGCGCTGGCAGCTATCGTGGCAGCATGTTGGCGAACTGCATCCAGAATCAGATTGTTGATGCCCTCGATACTACCGACCGAGGTGTAAAGATTGCTACGCCTGGCGTCAACGGCCTGTATGTCCTGACCAACACAGATATGCCTGCTGTCTTGGTAGAGCTTGGCTTCATCTCTAATTCAGATGATGAAAAAATCCTGGCAAATAACCAGGATGCATTGGCCAGGGCATTGGCCAGAGGTGTGACCGATTATGAATGCAGCGTACAGTAGAAAGGATAAGTGTTATGAGTAAGTGGACAGATATTAGAGATAGCGTTGTAGACGCTTTGAATGTAGATGTTGTTACGGAAGACATGAAGAACGACCTGACACGGAACATTTTAACCAATGCATTGCCGGCAGTTGAAGCTGTCGCTGATAAATTCACAGCACAGATTCAGGAGCAGAGCAAGTCGGAGACAGGCTGGAATATGCTCCGCGACAAAATCGTCCTGCCGCTTGTTATTAATGGAGCTATCTGGGCTGTGAAATTCGCATTGTCTAAAACAATGCCGGCTCAAAATCAATAAAACATTAATAAAAATAAAAGTCGGCGTCCATTCCATTGTGAGTGGACGCCGCTTTTTTTATGTCACATCAGCCTGCCGTCAAAAATTCGTCAAAAAAAAGAAATGAAACTACGTGAAAATAAATCAATCAACTTTTGCCAGATTCGATAAAAACCGCTAGTTTGCTTAATTTGTAGCAGAACATTGCAAAGCAAGCCATGTTTAGGTTATAATGTGGTATTGAAGGCATTTATACATATATGAAAGGGAGTTACATCGATGGATAACGAAACGACCAAGAATTTTATTGAAAATATTATCGATGAAGACAACGAAAAGAATACATATGGCAAGC